CGTCTAGTGTCCAAGCTGTTGTAGAAGCTATAAGCCCAACTGATCCAGACCCGTTATCGAAATAAACAGAGCCTTCTTCGCCACGAAAAAATGCCATGATTCTAAGAAAAATTTACTTATAACAATATATTACCTTGAAACTGCGTTTTTCACAGTTATTTTTTCTTCTTTTTACGTCTATGTTGATAAGTTATCTTTTTACTACCTGTTTTTTCTCTTTTAAACCTAGCTTTTTCTGCTGCTGACATCTCCCCTACTGTCTTAGGTGTCTTACTTGATACACGTTTACTAGGTCGACAGGCAGGATAGCCTCGTTTTTCGCCTTTAGAACGTCCACAGGGCTTACCAGTTTTAACATCAACCCAATTTTCAGCAAACCAACGGGTCAAACCACCTTTTGCTCTAGGATTTGGGCTACTTTTTGCCACGTTTCTTCTCCACTCGGTAAGTACCACCACGTTTTTTGTACTCTCGTACAAGCCACGCATTAGCATAAGCACTAGGATAAACCTTAAACTTACGCTTGGCTTCGGCTTTTACTCTAGCGTAAAGAGCTTTATTTACAGGAACATTCACTACGTTTTTTACCTCCCTTCTTTTTCTTTTTCTTCTTTTTCATCCCAGTATGGTAAGGCATAGTAAGAATTAGATAGTTCTTAATATATTCTAAACGCAGTCTGACCTAATGTCTCTGGTTTTGCCAAGTTAAATTGCTGTAGACAAAGATAACCAAAAGCATCAAAAGCATGATCCACTCCTAAATTCTTGTTAGGCAGTCCAGTATTTGGTGCATAAGTTAAAGTTCTAAGTGCTTTTATCAATTCTTTACAACGAGGATGTATAAATGTTCTTTGATTACCATTTGCATCTAACAAAGCAGTATTGACAGCAGTAATCTTATCTCTTATTTTCCACGGACTTTTAGGACTCATAACTGTAAAACCAGATCTTCTTAAAATCGTGTGATCTGTAACCCCTACCCCACTTGTTTTTCTTGCACTACCAGTAGGATCAGGACAGGCAATGATTCTTCTATCAACTCCATACCTTCTTACGACCTCTTCTGCAAAATCCCAAGTGGTAGCACCACCCGTTAGCATGATCTCGTCGAACACATAGAGGTTGTTGTCATGCTTATATGCACAAATTCCTGCCATAGGGTCTACGTTAAAGTCTAATCCCAACAACAAAGGCATCATATGTAAATCCTGGATCTCTCTATCAATATTTTCATCACTAAAACTAACAGCAACAAGACCAGTTAAGTTCTCAAAACTAGCTTCAAACTCCTGTCTGAATGTTCTCGGATCTAACTGACCCCTAGCTGCTTCAACCTCTTCTTCTTTAACATTACCCCCTTCAATAGTTGTAAAACTCCACCTTTGCCAATCTTCCCACTCCCTCTCGCCACAAAAACACCACATATCATAAAACCAACTGGCAGTACCATCAGGAGTACTAATAAACAACGCCCATCCCTGTTTATCAGCCAATGCAGGTCTTATAACTTCCGCCCATACATCTCTATCCATAAATGCTGCCTCATCTAATACAACTCCTGCTAAACTTCTTCCCCTTAATGCCATCGCATTTTCAGTACCCTTCAATTCAATACTTGACCCATTTATCAAATCTAACCTTAAATCTGTCTCATTCTTGGCCTTAACCCACACCTTTGGCACTAACTTCTTTAATTCTTTCCATGCAATATCTTTCGCCATGCGATAAGTAGGGGCACAATAAAAATAAACTTCTCCAGGTCGATTAATAGCTCCCCTTAACAGTTCAATACAGGAAAGGTATGATTTACCAAACCTTCTTCCAGCTACCAACACCCGAAATCTTTTATCTGAATTGAATACCTCCCCTTGTGCATATCTCAAACTAATATCATTTGCATTTTTAACTGCCATAACACTAAAAATAACAGAAAATTCAACTAATACCCCCTATTTATAGCCTATTCCTCCTTTTTTAGGTTATTATTTCAATAAATACTATAAGTAAGTCCGTGGCTTCTTCTACTTTTCCTACTGATCAACCATTAGATAATAACCCTCCTAAACGTAAAATGAGATTTGTTGCTCGTTCTTCTGCACAACAGGTACAAGAACGCTCCCAACGTCTATACACCCGTCAACTAGAAGGTAAAACAACTCGTGCCCTTGTCCTAGAACATTCCAAAATTGAATCAATTTCTGAAGTAACTGCTTGGCAAGATTGGAAAAAAGTTAAAGAATGGAATAAAGAAGATTGGGAAAAAGATAGAGAAACTATGCTCCCCAGACTTCAAGCAATGAGAATAAGACTATTCAACAAAGCAGTTAAAAAGGGTCAACTTCAAACAGCAGCTCAAATCCTAGACTCCCTCGGTAAAGTAATAGGTGAATCTGTAGAAACCGTCAACATACAAGCTCCTGAACTCGCCATCCGCATAGAACCAAAAAATTAATTAATATATATTTAAGTTCCCCACGCACACATAAATAAAAAAATATTTTGCAACTACACCCCCATAGCTACAAAATATAATTTTAATTCTAAGCTATCTCTGATCGGTTCTAATAGCTTTAAATAGATCTCTATAGAATTGACTAAGGTTAATTTCTATTGAGTCTTCAGAAGTTGTTACAGTACCTTTAAAATAATTAGGATTAACTTTTTTTTCATGCTTAATAGCATCATCTAATGTGTCAAATTTTTTCATGTAAGATTTATGTAATTAATATTATATTAATTCATAATGATATAAATATTTGTTTATGTAACAATACTTAATAATGATATAAAAACTTGTTTATATTTGATATTATTTAATTAAGTTTATTATTTTTCTATTGCTCTAAAATTATCCTGTAGTAGTCAACAACAAAAAAGGATATAACAACATCTGAAACAAGTTGCAAGGCTACTACAAACGATTTAATAGCGATATTGGAAGCAATAAACCAAAACAAAACCAAATTATCAAATCTTACAAAATGGAACTATTAATTTTAATCGGTGGATGCTATGCCTTATATGTTGTAGGGAATGCAATAGCAGTTAATCTTGATTATCAAGCAGTTAACAAAAGTAGGGGATATAAGTAAATGAAAAATTTATTTTTATATATTTCTATTGGTTTTATTATGTATTTTGGCTTCAATTCAAGTTTAGAGAAATCAACAAAGATCGACTGTGAAAAATACAAGATAGAAAAAGCATGTAGTTATTTTGAGGTTAAAAGTTAATTATGATTCATATATTACATAATCAAATTAAACATCAAGAAATTTTAATTAATGAGAAAAATCTTTTGATAAAACAATTAAAAGAACAGATAGAAATTAAGAACAGAATAATTAAATTACAAGATAGAAAAATTAATTAATTCTTTTTAGGTAGTCTTAGAACTACCTAGAAAAAATTAATTTATTAGTTTAAATTAATTTATTAAAAATCTTACATTTTTATTGTTATGTCAATTAAAAAAAATCATCTTACAAGTATAAGTAAGATTAAAAAAGAATATCCTTTATTTTTTGATAAAGTGACTATGAATAATTTTAATTCTATAGTTTATAAGGATATAAAAGTTTTAAAAGATTGCAGTTATTTTATTACAAGTGAGATCTTGAAATATGAGAGAATTGGAGAGCATGAAATAAAATATGATGAAAAGGATAGAGTATTTAAAATTAGATATATAACTATTAATTGCAAAGTAAATTGTATTAGAACTTGTGAGCATAAATTCAATACTTATCATAAGGCTTTAATGTATTTAGATAAGTTAGAACATGACTCAGGCGGTTTTATGGTTAGTCAGCATAAAGCAAATATGGCATTTATGAGAATTAAGGAGAAAGTCTAAAATGAAAAAAGAAAGTATTTTTTTAAAAACTAAGGTTAAAGGCTATTTAATTAAAAGTAAATATTTAGCTAGTACAAATAAATTAAAGGCTAGAGCAAAAGTTTATTTAAAAAGGGATAATAATACTACTTGGTCTAAAACTATTGAATGGGATAGCGATTTGGATGCAGTAGATAATTATTATCTGGCGTGTATTGGATTAATAAGAGAATGGCCATTTAATGAACATAATAAAGATATGGAAGTATTGGCAATAGGTTATGAAAATAATAATTATTATTTTATAGTTCAGTCAAAAGTCTTTTAAATAAGACTTTTTTTTATTGGTTTATATAAGAAATACTTATTTAAGGTTATCCTATCAAATAGTTTAAAAATAAACTCTGATATGATATCATTATTATAGTTTATCAAATCTTACAAAATGAATGAACTAGAAAAGCCTATTAAAGGCGAAAATCAAAAAATAGAACCCATGAATGAATTAAGATTCCAGTCAATTATGGGCGAATATTTAATTGATTGTACAGAATACTATGAAAATCAAGGTATAAGAAGATGTTATTCCATGAATGATGAAGAGGGATTAAGAAAAATTTTAGAAAGTGAGTATTAATTATGAATTACAAAGTTACCTATGCAATAGATTCACTTGATACTAACCCAGTTATCAAGACTTTTGAACATGAATATGAAGCTGAAGAATGGTTACATAATGAAGTTCAAGAAAGAATTAGTTGGACTGTAGAACATAGTCCATATACTATNTCTGAAAAGNAATATCAAGAGATAGAAGAAAATGAATACACGTTAGTAAGGATAGAAAAGATATGAATTGGACTTCAAAACAAAAATCTAAGTATTGGAATAAAGCATATCAAGAATATTCTCTTGAAAGTGGTTTATCTCTTAAAGACTTAAGTAATTGGATTAAAGTTAATCCTTATGTAGCAGTAGCTATAGAGGATAGAGCTATTGAATTTTTAAAGGAAAATCAATTATGACTATTAGAAATCAAAAGATAGCACTAATAAATTGTTTATTAAATTTATATGGTGCGACTAATAATGAAACTGTTAACAAGTTTTATAATGATTCAATTCATTTTTGTATTGGATTAACAAGAGATGAAGCTACATCATGCCATGA